CCCGATATTTGCGAGGCATGGCTTTATACATTTTACGCATAGTAGCAAGCAGGTTGGCGGCAGTGTAATCTGTCCCAGTTGCGCCGGCGGCATCAACTTTTTGAGGAGTTAAACAGCGACCAAGAAAGCCTTTTATCTTAATATCGCCATAAGTGTTAGTGTTCACTCCATCAGCAATCTGAAGCATTTTATTGAACCCGAGATTCAGGTCATAGAAATCTTCGGTGCTGGCATAGTTTCCACCCAGACCATTCAGAGCAAGCAACAGGATGTCATTACCAAGAGCGATTGCTACATCATCAATAACACTCTGTTCCCATCCAGGATTATATAGATTATCAATAACAGACTGCAAAGGAATATCTTTCTGAAGCTGAACATGTTTCAGAAATAAGTTCACGCCGAAATTATGAACAATCCGGCGGTTAATAACACTAACTGTGCCACCATTCTGCTCATTAGAAATCAGGTTCTTCTGAGTAATAGCAGTTCCTTCAACAGGTGTAACCAGCTTCTTAACAATGCGGGTATTAAATAAAGACAGATAAGGATTGGTATCATAGATATACCGAATAGCAATTTCTGCTTCTTCTTCGCTCAGGGAACGCCCGCGGGTAAAGTCAAGAGTAATTTCATCCAATTCACTCTTCTGAAGCAGCACGCCTGTCGGGTCAGCAATTTGATAACCGCAATACTTATCAAGCAGGTAGGCAGCCATTCCACTAATTTCTTTTTTAGGTTTTTCGGGAACAGATGCACTTTTTTCCAGGGTGTTTTTGAACATAGTAACAAGAGCAAGAACGTCTTGTGTATCAATAGTAATTTCATTAGGCATTTAATATTCTCCTATACAAGACCTTTCCCGTGTATTTGTACCTTTTGTACTCTATCTTGAGCAGGCACAGAAACAGCAGAATCAGTCCTTTTTTCGTTGAGTTTTTCGTTAGTTTCTTGGACAGATTTAGTTAGCTCGGCAATCTTGCCATTAAACTTATCTTCCATTGATTTGATAGATTTTAAGAATTCATCACCTATACTCTTAACAACTTCCTCTATAGTAGATTTATCTTTATTGTTTTCGGGCATAGGTTCTTCTTCTACATTTTTAGCAGGAATTTCTTCAGGAATAGCCTTTTCTACGGGCTTAGATTCAGGAATAGGATTTTCAGTTTCCTGTTCTTTAGGTTCTTCCTTTTTTGGTTCCTCGGGCTTGGGTTCTTCGGGAACTTCAGGCATTGGATTGCTCTTTGCAATAGAAGAAATCTTTTTATCAATATATTCCGCAGCTGACTTCAGTGAAGCTGATAGAGCAGTAAGCTGTTCTTCGTTCGCTGAATCCCACGAAATATTATTAAGAAAATCTTCTTGCATAATATCCATGATAAAGAAGGGATTGCTGGACATCTTTTCAAGAGTCTCAGCCATCACTTCATCAAAGTTTTTAGACAATCCAATGGTTTCAAGCATCTTTTTGACCCATGATTTCATTGTTGGTTCTCCTTTGCTCATCTGTGTTTCTCGGGAAATACCAAACATTGAGTAACCTGTTATATCGCCAGCTTTCCAAGCATCCCATATTTCGTCACTGGCTTTAGTAACCAAAACCCAACTACCAGCTTTGATTTCATTTCCACCAATGCTCAGGTTAATGGGGGCGATATAACTTTCCACAACTATGCCTGCTCCCGCAAGCAGGTTATGTTCAGTATCAATGTTACGGTAATACTGCAAGAATTCATGAGCAGTTTTTTCAATTTCATCTTTTGTCATAAAGTCGCCATAAGTATCCTCGCAGTCAGGCTCATATACAATACCATACAGGAGTTTTTTTTCAGAACTCTCGTCCTGCTTTGCAATGAACTTAACAGGAAACTCTATCTCGGCTTTATCACAAACTGATTTAGCAAGGAAGAATTGCTTCTTATTAGCACCACGCCTTACATATGATACGTGGGTAATAGTAACATCTTTAAGCATTCGTTTCTTTTCTACCTTTGCCATTTTACACCTCTATAATCTTGTTATGCTTTCATCATTGTTTTTATTAGGGTCAAGATTGTTGGTAGCTTCCCCGTCTCCAATTCCTAAATCTGATTTATCATTTGTATGTAGTTCGCCTTCCGCCGTAGGTTCAACTTTAAGATTTCCCATTTCTTCTGTTTGTGTTTCATCTTCAGGAGTAGTAATAAGGTCTATCGGTTTCAGGTGCAAAAATATTTGACGAATTTCATTTATAGATAAAACACGATTGCCATACTTATCCATCATATTGAAATACAGATTGGCAATAATTGCATCATCTTTCTCATTAGAGATATTCATTCCCTTAAGGTCAAATTCGCAGTTTACTCCAAACTCCAATTCCAGGAACTTATTTATAAACTCCACAAGAACATTCTGCTCGGGTCGGGATACGGTCTCCATAAATAACTTAAGGTCTGTAATACCTGCCGAACCTCCACCAAAATTGCCACCTGTAGATAAACCAAGCAATTTAGGATGAACACGACATTTAAGTGCAATCTTAAATTGTATCTTATCATTAAGAGTGATAAACTGCTCATCTATAGATTTTGAAAGCGGAATGAGCTTGATTGTGGCTTTTTCGTTTGGAACACTCAGGAATAGCATTTTATGTGAATTAGCAACACCTTTTAGGTTATTTTCAATAAACTGTTTAATCTTATCGTATGACTTTTTTGAAAGCTTGCCTCCAGTAATTAAAACAGCCCATGCAGGCTGACCACCATTAGAAAAGAAATTGATATTATACTGGTCTGTTAGATATGATTGTTTGATAAGGTCAAAGAGATGTGCCGTATCAGGCTTGCCATAATACATATTTTCCTGCGAAGGTCTCTTTAGGTGCAGGCAATAATGAATACCATCTTTCGTTTTCGTGGAAACAGGATATGGCTCAAATTGGATAGGAATATCAATGTTTTCTGGAATATAAAGATACTTATCTATATCACGGAGAGTAGCACCCTGACTATTTATCTTTGGCTTGATATACATATCTTTGGCGGGCAGGTAATAGATAGACCTTATTTTGCCGCTTTTAACAAACTCAAGATATGCATTATCAAACAACTCTAAGTCCGTATATATATTTTTTAGAATAGATGTGAAAGTATCGCTAAAGTTTCGGTTCGGTGTATGAAAAAAATCTATAATATCTTTTCTTTTATCAATATCCTTATATCCAAACGAATATCCTAATCCAATTGTAGTATCTACCTTAATACTAATGCAGGTTTGATAGGTAGCATCCAATGCCTTATATGCTAAAATTTGAGCAGGATTATATGGAGGTAGAATGCAACCATGTTTACGAACAGTATTAGCATCAGCAATCTTTATTGAACTTTTAGGAAGTCCTATTGATTTTGATATTGGCGCAAAGAATATTTCTTCTGTGCCTTCCATCTCGGTTTCAATAGTATCATCGCCAATCGGCTTTTCCATCATAATTTTAATGTCATCATTCAATTTAAATTCTCCTAAAAGATTTCAACTTCTGAGTCATTGTCTTCAATTTCTAATTCATCTTTATAATCACTATCTTGAATGTCAAGTATTTTATTTTCATAGTTATTTTTTAATTCAGAATCTAAGGTATCAATATCTACATCAGAATAATCGGACATTAGAGAAAGCAAACCTGCCATTGAGTCGGGAGCGTCATCTTTACCAAATTTATATTTGCCATAATTAGAAAGATTAGACATAAATTTTTTGTAATGTGAATCCTGCTCATCATCTTCTAAAAAGTAACAATCACTTTTTATTTCTCCTAATCTTAACATAATTCTTATTTCTTTGTTTGATGATGTTGACCTGCAATCAAGTTCAAGCCCCAGATATTCAAATAAAGCCTGATGATTTCTCTGTAGATTGGTGGCAAATTCTATACCGCCAGCATTGCTTTCAAATACCATCTCATCAGGCTTAAAGTAAGCTATTTTTTCTAATAGTGGCTTTTCTAATGTTATACTGTCATCATTAGAAAATATAACTCCCACAATATATTTACGAGACCCATATCTAAAACAGAACGGAGCAGACATATAATCCGAACCTTTATTTGCATAATCACACCATGCTACAACTTCATCTGGCTCTCCTAATTCCTCAAGGTCTTTCATTCTAAATCTCTTCAAGTCCTCAAGATTAAGTTTAGCAAATACTTTATCCATAGGCTTACCTTGATATAATGCCTGAAACATCCAATCAAGTCCCTTGCGTTCCCATGAATTCTTTATTGTAAGCAATTTCTCTGTTGAAATCATAGCTTCACAAATACTTTTGCCCGTCTCTTCGTTTAACGCTGGAAAAATAAACTTATGCCAGCTCGGGTCATCTTCTCGCAAGCCAATTGGGTCTTTACTGCACCAGCGTGTCTGAATAATAATTTCTGCACAATCTGAATTAGTATCTATACGAGTACTATGAACCGTTTCTATAAATAAATCCAGCTTTTCAAGATAGCTTTCAGAAAGAGCTTCTTCAGGGTCTTTAATTGGGTCATCCAATATTGCGGCTTTATTACAACCACGCCCTGTAATTGTGCCTTTTATGCCTGCACCAAAATAAGTAATAATTGTAGTGCCATCTAATTGCCAGGCCATTTTAGATGAAGCCCGCGGGTCTACTTTAACAGCAGGAAAAACCTCCTTATATTCCTCAAGATTAATAATATCTAATACAGCTTTAGATAAGTCCATAGCTAGATTATCATTATAGCAATTTCGCATAAACGAGCCATCTGAGTCATAACCAAGTGACCAGGCAATCCAAATATTTGTAGTTCTACTCTTTCCTGCACGAGGGAAAAACGAGATTAAAACCTTGCGTAACTCACCGATAGTAACTTTCCGAAAAATTTCTGTAAGTTCTATTAACGGTTTCTTATCATCGGTATAAAAATCTGGATATAGATACTGACAAAATTTCCATAACCCAAGTTCTGAGTAAGGAGAAAACTCGGCCTGCTTTTGGTCGCATTTTATCTTGCGCCTGCGTTCTTTTTCAAGTATAAATTCTTCTCTGGTAAACTCAAGTTGAGCCATTTTCTGTTGTTTCCAAATCTACATCTATCATTTTTACACCGCCATGAGATACCTGATAATCTATTTCCTGCAAATCTTCATCTGAAAGGTCTTGCAAGTTTTTTTTCTGCTGTCCAATAATCTCAAGCTTTAATAGCATTTCATGTGAGCCTTCTGCGCCAGAAATTTTATGAAGCACTTCTACAATCTTTGTGATATCGGAAATCTTGACATGCTTATTTAGATTAAATGGCTTATTATTATTTATTGCTTCCTGTTGGTCTTTATCAATCTGGTCAAGTTGCCTGTTAATTACCTTAAATGCTTTCAGTCCTATATTATTTAATACTTTTACAAAGGTTTTTACGGCGGCTTTAGCTTCTGTTATTGCCACATCTTCCTGGATTTGCTGCTTTCTATCTATATGAGACTGCCTTTGCTCTATCCATGTCTTGCCTTTATTTATAGGGTCTGAAATATCATTTGCTTTTGCAATAAGAAGTGGTTTTGAAATATTATATCTTTTTGATAATTCATCAAAGGACGGATAATCTGTCCCAAGAACATAGTCGCCTCTAATCTTATCCCAGTTAATCTCTTTGTAGTTAGACATTTTACTTTCCAAACAGCCTTAAAGCTTCCTGGCGAACTTCATTTTCCGTAAAAATGCCCCTGATAGCACTGGTAACCATTATTGAGTTTTGTTTCTCTACACCACGACTGGTCATACAAAAATGTTGAGCCTCACAAACTACCATCACTCCTTTCGGAGAAAGCAATTCCATAATACCATCTGCAATTTGAGCAACCAATCTCTCCTGAATTTGAAGCCGCCTGGCAAAAATCTCTGTAATACGTGCCAGTTTTGAAATACCTATCACCTTACCATCTGGAATATAAGCTATATGTATTTTACCAAAAAAAGGCAGGAAATGATGTTCGCAGGTTGAATAAAACTCAATATCTTTTAATATAACCATCTCATCACATGCACCATCCTTAAATACTTGAGCAACATCCTGCAGGCTTTTCTTATACCCGCCAAACAACTTATCCCAGGATTTTATTATTCGTCTGGGAGTATCTTTTAATCCTTCTCTATTTGGGTCGTCTCCAATATAAGATAGTATTTCTCTTATTGAACTTTCAATAGTTTGTGTATTTGTATAGACAGTTTCCATTTAGGGTTCTCCTTTATAAATTTCAGGCAGTAGTTTACATTATCCCAATTTATCTCTAAATCGTTAAAAACAGGACTCAGGTAATAGTTATTGGCAGGCGGCAATAAATCAATATCAGGCATTGGGTCTCCTGCAGATATAGCATAACGAATTTCATCAACAAAACCAAAGTTTTTCCTGACTTCCTTTTCCGGAACTTTAGGACTTACGGAGATATAGTTAATAAGCTCGGAGACCTTTTTTGTGCCATTAGTCTCAATACAATTCTTATACTCAAGAAAGTATTCCAAGATATCATCCGTCAATTGAAGAGTAGGTTCTCCACCAGTCCAGACGATAGTAGTAGAGTTAAACTTACGAACTTCTGCCAGAACTTCCCTAACAGACATTTCAGTGCCTTCATCCCACTTCGTATCACAGAACGGGCAGTTTTTATTGCAGCCAGCCAGCCGTATAAATACGCAACTAAGACCAGAATTAGCACCCTCTCCCTGTATTGACTGAAATATCTCAACGACTTTTAATATCTGGTTCATAATAACATCTCGTCTTTGAAGTTTCGCTTAAAGCAACAGCAGATAGCTCAGGAAATTGTTCCTTAAACATCCAATATATCTTCTCTGCCATATTTTCAACAGTAGGATTGAAATCAAATACATCATTGAGATGCCGATGGTCAAGGGCATGGTCAACAAAATCTTTTATCGGTTGAAGCTTGCGATAATCAATGACAAAGCCAATCTCATCAACTTTGCCTGTCAGATATACCGTTAAAACATAATTATGTCCATGCATTCTCCCGCAAGGATGATTCTTTGGCAATCCTTTAAGAATATGGCTTGCCGAGAAATGGAACTCTTTACTTATTGTATGCATTTATTTTTCCCATTCGTATCCGCAATTAGGACACTTTATCATTGTAGGTTGTTTTTCTTCATCATTTTCTAAAACAGTATTGTCATAATCATCAGGATTGAAATGTATAAGCTTTAGAATATCATCAAGCTGTTCATCATCATAAGGCATTGTCATTCTTAGTTCCTCAATTGAATATTCCTGAACAATCTCGTTAATCAGTCCAGACAACAATACTTCATTAGTCTCAAATTTTGTTTCATTTGTTTCAATAGCAATTCTCTTGGCATCGTTAATACTAATTTTTCCAAGATTAAAACACATAACTTCATCAATGCCAATAAGTTGCATTGCGTCTATTCTGTGATTGCCATTAATAACCTCATATTGGTCTTCACCAATTTCTCTCACGATAAGATTTTCAACCTGACCATTGCGCCTGATATTTTCTACAAGCTTTTTTAATATCATATCATTATCGTTTTTGTAGTTCCAGTCAGCTTTAGTAAGCTGTCCGATTTTAAGACGGATAAATCCTTTATTCATAAATAATTCCTTTTTTAGCCCATAGCTCTGTTATCATTTTTTCTATTTTGACAAGCTCTATAATATAATCTCGTGAGTTGTCAAGAAAATGTTTTGTCTTTTGCTTCATTAACCTCATCCTTTTGTCCTTAATTGAACCTGCAATCCTGCCAAAGCGTGCTGCCGCAAGCCAAGAAGTAGAATCAACAGAATACCAAGGATAAGCTTTCAGTTCGTTAATTCCGGATATTCCAAGCCCATGCACTTTTGTTTTGCCAAGACACTTGTTAAAAACATATCCATAAATCTGTTTCTTATATCTAGCAGCATTTCTATTGCCCGCAATACCCCCGATTGAGATATACGGATACTGTTCTATAAATAAATCTAACACATATCTCATAGAAACATCTATATATTCCTCAAGATGATATACTGGGATAATATAGCAATCTGTATTCTCTACCAGAAGCTTGTGATTCATTTGAGATTCCCGAAAGTTCATAGTATCTAAATTAAAAGCAGTTTTAATACCAAACTTGTTAATATAGTTAATATAATCGGTTATTTTTATAGTTTTTCCATGAGTTCTTGCCGTATAACCACCACTATCAAGCAGATAATCAAACATTTTTGGTGAATTACTTGCCTTATGTTTCAATTTTTTTAAGTAAAAAAAGCTTTCAAGACGGTGAGTTACTCCATTTTCTAATAGAACTTTATTATATCTATCTTCACCATCCGAGCCCGCAAAAAACAATTTCATTTGTATAAATGAGGAAAAACTTCTGCTAAAATATTTTGGTTAATACTTTGCTCAAGTAGAGAAGCCACCATCATATCGGTAGGAGTTTCCCAATCCCAGCGTTCTTTTTGCGGAGATAAGTGAAAAGATATAACATCTTTCGCCACTAATCCACGACCTTTTTTGCTTGAAATACTTGTAGAAATAATTACATCTTCGCCCGCAAGAGATACTTTACTCATTTTTTTAAGCAATTTATAGTTAATTTCCTTAATAAACTCTCCTTTATACAAAATAATAGCACTATCTCCGAAGTATGTTTCTTTATTTATAGATAGATAATTATTGCCAACATTTATATCGTTGTTATATATTCTATCTGCATCACACTCAATTTTTATTCCCTGAATAAAAGGATAGTTAGATAATTTAATATGTCTACATAAATTCTGAATGGCAGTTGGCATTAGTAATATATCATCATCAAGACATAATACATAATCAGGATTACCATTCAATAATTCAAATAACTTTATACGAGCATTAACAACGCCTTCAGACTTATGTTCCCGAATATATTGACATCGTATTCCAATCTTGCTAAGAGCATTGATAATTTGAAAGAACTGATAGTTTCTATAAGCAGGAATACTACCTTCGTCTCTTATAATAATATCAATATCATATCCAGTTGGCAAGGAAGAAGTCAGGACAGATGTCAGGCATTTATCTATTGTAAACCTATCCTTGCTATTACAACAAGTGGGTATCAGGATAGTTATTCGTTTCTTTTTAGTTTTCATAAATTGTTTTGTCTTTAATTCCTGCCCACTCAAACGCCTTTTTTCTATTACGGCAAGATTCACAAACTCCACAATGATGAACGCCAGAAGTATAACAACTCCATGTGTGAAATAAAATGTCTGGATTGATTTCACTTGCCATCTCAATAAGGTCTGCCTTTGTCCAACATTTTGTAGATGCAGATTCAACTTTAACCAGCTTATCTGACTTAAACTTTCCAAGCTTACTTGCCTGTTCAAAAGCCCGCAAAAATTCTGGAGAACAATCTGGATACATCATTTCCCCGTCAACTTCCTCAATATCATTTAAATGACAGCCAAGCACTACCTCATCAAAGTCATTCACGCTGGCATAAATCATTGCAATTTGTAAAAACATTGCATTCCGCAATGGAACAACCACACTCGGGACATAACCTTCTTCTATTCCAGAATTCCAATCCGTAAGTTGATTTTTCCCAAATATATCTGCCATGAAAGATATATCTACTTCATGCAGTTTTACATTTAACATATCTGCAACTGTTCTTACCGCATTTATTTCCTGAATACCCTTCTGTCTATAATAAAAGGACATCAACTCAACCTCGTGTTTTGCCGATTCAATAATTGCCATTGAAACTGAATCTAACCCGCCTGAACAAATAACTAATTTTTTCATTTATCCTCCCAATA